TATCCGAGGTTTGGATGGTGGTTGCACTAACCGGGGCGGTAGGTAGGCGATACAGCCCGCGTACGAGTAGGTTAATGAGGTTCGCAGCATTGACGCCGGTAAGTTGGGTAACGTCGATGTTGGAGATTCTGACGACATAACGCCAATCCCTCAATACGAGTCCAATTTCCCACTTGAAGTGGTCCCGGTACGCTTGGAAGGTATTACCAAAGGAATCCTGCACGGGCCACTCACCCATATCGCGGTGTTGGAGGCCGGTGATCTTTCCCTTGGGGAAGGTTGCATGGCAGGTGTCACTGCCCCAAACCACAATCCACAAAGAGGAATTGGTCGAGGCGACTCCGCCACCATCGAGGACGTTTGCTGCCGTCATTGCGTTGGCCGCAGTGACAGTGGAGTAGCGCGGGGAAAGGCCAGAAAACCTTTCCGGGTTGGTGAACTGGTTGCCGTAGATTAGCGTCGAGGCAACCTGCTGGGACATTCCTTCGAGGAAGGCCTTGACTTCCGATAGCCTGAACTCGGCAGTGTTACCGTTAAGATCCGCGACATCCTTATCGATAACGGCGTACGTTTCCAAGTTACCAACTGTGTCCACAATCTGTGCGGTTGTCGACTTGGTATTTGGAACACCAAGGTTGAGAAGCCGCCATGTTGCTTGTGGTAAGCCAGTCCGTACTGTCGTTTTGTGACCAGTAGGAAGATTACCTTCGACCACAAGCATGTCGTCGAGGATCTCATTAGTTTGGCTCAAGAGTTCAATGATGGATGCGATTTTGTATCCATCGTCTACCCTCTTGGCCCAGTCCATGTAAGTTAGCGCGGTTGCGCCGACTGTAGCCATTTAAGTCTCCTATGATGAGGATGGAAGGTCAGGATACATCGCACGGGCAACACCCGGATGAGCACCAGAGCCGGTACGGTTTTGACCAGTTGGTGCGGGGCCGTTACCTACGACGTGGGTAGACTCAGTCAAGCGTTGAGCGAAGGCATAGAACGCCCGGATGAAGCCCGGATTGTCTCCGACACCGGTAAAGTCTAGCGATTCTTTGAACTCTTGAATGAGCTTAGCGTTACCGAGAGTATCGATTGCGCGACTCACGGTTTGTTTTACTTGGTTAAGTTTCCCACCAAGCTGAGGATCGTTCGCGATTTCGTTGCGCCAGCTTTGACGCATGTCCTGGTAGACTTGATAAGGGCGAGATTGGGATTCATTTGTATATTTAATGAAGGAGTCAATTAGTCGTTGACCATTCTCTTGGGTAAGAGACATTTCCTTGAACATGGAGTTGATTTCTTTTCCAGCATCTTCTTGTAGCTCCCACCCTTGCGGGAGGTTCCAAGCGGAATATTCGCTCGGGGCGACTGGAGGAGGAGTGGGTTCATTGAGGAGGCTCGGAGTCGTAGCGGACCCAGTTGTCGTCGTCGTCTCGACCGTTGCCTCCACTGGGGTTGGGGTCGGGGTCGTCGGGGTCGGGCTTACGGGTTCGGCTACTGTCTCTGGAGGCATCTCTCTCACTCCTCTCTTGCATCATTGTAATGTAGCGGTCGGGGCAGGCAGACATAATATCGTTGAGCAGCCGCATGCCAATGTGACGTTGGCCCTCTCGGAAAGCCACATTGATGGGATCGAACGGTGGTTCATGGACAGTGAACATGTTGCAGGTATCCATGAAATCAAGCACCCAACTCCTTCCGGATGCCGTAGACATAATTCCACTAATAATCTCTCTTCGCTTACGTTCAACGAGTTCAGCTTGCTTTTTAGCTCCTCGAACGTGAGTCGGTTCGCCTGCATTGTAGTTCATGTTCCCATCATCGACTCAAGCGCGCTACGTCCACCGCCCACTGGGGTGTCAGAAAGAACTTTTGCGCTTTGCGCGTACTTCTGTGCTTGCTCAGCTTGTTGGGCTTGGGCCGCTTGTTGCTGTTGCTGTTGTCGTTGTGCACGGATTTGCTGCAACGCGTCGGGCGAGCGAATGATCTTTGGGTCATTCTGCATCAGCGAAGAATATTTATCTAACGCGTAATCGATATCGATATTGTCCATTACGGCCGGATCCACTCCTACGAGATTTCCAGCAAGCCCTAGAAGTCTTTCGATCCCACCGGTAGCGGCTGCTGCCTGTGCTTGGTTAAGCATTGAGACGAATTCGATGTTGATGTTTTGTCCTTTGATCTCTCTGGGAGGAGGTGGCAGAATTCTGCCCCGAGACATAATTGCAAACACTCGCTCGATGATGTTTTTGAGTCCTTCGTGGTATATTCGTTCCAGAACAGGTCCAAGCAACACCAAGGCCTCTGCACGGCGAGCATCAATCTCATTAGCGGTAACGTTGCTTCGTGTCTCGTACTGTGAAATTGGTTGAATGATATCGTTGAAGAAAATCTTTCTAATTCTATCTCTAACCTCATTCAGATCCTCCACCATGTCCCCAATTGGGAATTTTGAATCATACACGCTAGAGAAACCGGGCTTTCCTGAGGAGGTGTATCCACTGACATAAGTAATACCCCCTGGTAGAAGAGAGGCTGGCTGGTTTTTGAGCTGCATATCCGCGACAAACGGGGGGTTGACCATTTTCTCGATGGCTTTCGCTTTTTGCCTTTGCTCTTGTTGGAGTTGCTTGACGTCAAAGACGGCATCCATTCCTGGGGAACGACCATACGGATCGTTACTGACCAGGTCCCATCGTACAACAATGTGGGGTTGCTCGTGGAATCCTGTTTTCCGCAAAAATCCAACAGGAGATGAAGATCCCCCTTGAGGTGACGTAGATCCTCCCCATTCCCAGTAACATTCGCGGAATTTGAATCGTTTGTCGCAGCCATAATAGTCTGGTCCTTCGTTTGGTTCTATTGCGTGGGCGACAATGAGTTCTCGCGTAAGATTTGATCCTGCACCATCCTCATAAAGTCTGCGAATTGTCGGCGAAACATTCTCAATTCCAAACTGCTCAACGGTTTGGGCGACTGTGTAAGTGAATTCTCTGTATAGAACCACCGGCCGGAGGAATCCATCATTATCGACGTAGAATTCCCCGAGGCATGGGTTATAACAATGGATGACATTATCGAAGTCCTCGTAGATTATCATAGCTGCGGTGCCGAAGACAACGAGGTCGAAGTATAGAACCGCCATACTATCGTAGAAGTTGCTTTCTTGGAAAACGAGATACATTAACCGTTCGCATTCACTTAGCCAAAGGGAGATTGGCGAGGTCATCGTGGAATCGATACGGTTAATTTTTAATTTGAACCATGGTCGCGTTGGAGAGCTAACTCCACTCATCATCCCACTTGCGAGATTGCGAGCAGCAAGAGTGCCAGTGCTATCGATAATATGCTGATTAAGGGGGGATCCGCGAGCCATTTGATTAGGAGTAATAAGCCACTTATAGCGACGAGGCAGAAGATAATCCGCGAGTTCACGCCAGTGCACCCACCAGGAATAGCGATTAACTCTCATACCGATAAGTCGGCCTTCGACCCTTCGGCGGAGCTTTTGGTCTATTTCACTAAAATCTGCCATTAGAGTTCGAATAAGAGGGATTGTACGTCGGCGATGGTGGTTGTGCCTCCGGCTGGTGAGGCAATGGAAATATCGAACCAAGCAGGTACGCCAGTGGCAAGGCTAGGGTTGCCGCCAACTACCGTAAAGCCATTCACGTCTCTGGCGGTGGATGTGTAGTAGTGTTGGGTTGTTGCCCATACCGAGCCTACGGCGCCTGCGCCATTAGCTGGTGCTGTGCCTGTGCCGTGACGGCCGGTTATGTTGATTTGTGAATTCGCCGTAGAACTAGTTAGGGTGCCAGAGATCATAGCAGCAACACGGCCAGTACGGACTGGAGTTATAGAAAAGCCGGAGATCAATCCACAACCTAACATTACGTCGGCAGTTACGGTTATGTTTGGTTGGGCAGCGGCAACGCCACTAACGGCGGGCAGTTGGGATACATATGGATCAACATCGGCCCATTGACCGCACCAGTCGAGTGTAGCACTTACCCCTACCCAAGTTGGTGGATTGACACGGCAAAGGGATTTGCCTGAGTCAAACCAAATGCATGTGCCACAAGCACGGGTGGTCATTCTATTCTCTTAAGGCGATGTGGCTTTGGCACTTCGATTGGTTTTGGTTTGAATCTTGGGGCTTCCTCCTCTTCGAGTGGAGGAAGGGCAGGCTCCTTCCTTTTACTCACCGCCTCGTACCCACTCTGGTGCCGATAGCCCGCGCTAGTTCCGTGTTCTTCACTTTGCTGCGCAGTGATATAGTCAGGATCGAGTTGGGGATCGCGTACGTTTGGCTTTTCAAACTTATTGATCCACATATTCGTGAATTGCTTCGCGGTTATGTTTTCAACATTCATTTGGCGAAGGAGGCCAAAGGTGTTTCCGTGAATAGCAAGCTTCGCCATACGGTCGCTGCTGTAGTACGGCCGTAGGACTTCCCACGCTGGCTTATCGGGATTAGTGAGAAGAGCAGGACCTCCGGCAATGCCTTGTTGATGCATTACGTACATCTCGCCGGGAGTGGGATCACGGCCTAGGGCTTGTTGAAGGATTGGCCGATGTTCTCCGGCTTCGCGTCTTACGGCCATACGTTGTTGATTTGGATCTAGCCAGTTCGTGATTCCGTACCGTCTCTCCTCTGCGGGCCCGAACTGCCCAAGACCACGATTACTTCCAGTTCTTTGACTTAGCGCGGATTGGCCTTCGGCTGGCCTTCCCGGGATGTAACCACTCTCGATCTGGAATAGGCGATCTTCGTAATCGGTTTGTGGACCCTGTTGGAATTTGATTTGTTTTTCTTGATCCTGCATCGTGCCTACGGCCATGTGCACGAAACCTTGATCTAGCCTAGGCGCGGAGCCAGGGATGCTCTGATCAGGAAAGTCGCCGTAGTCGGGTACAGTTGGCATTACGATCCTAGAAGAGATTTGCTTCCGACTTGGCCTAGTCCTACGTCAGGGATGGTCCCAGATCCAAGGAAGCTTGGGAAAGCGGACTTTGGTTGTGGCTTCGATCCTGGCTGTTGGGTTGATCCGAACATAGGCGGTGGTGGTGGTGCCGCAGGAGGAGGAGGAAGCGCTGGAGTTGCGGGAGGTTTAGGGAAAAGGAAACTCATAGCCCTAACTCCTCGTATGCTGGCTGCATTACTTCGAAGTCATCTTTTCCGTAAATTATTCTTTGCTGTGGTGTTGCCCAAAGAAGTTGGCCTTCAGCATTAGTTGGAACAAACACGCCCCATTTGTCTGGACGGTTGTATTCTTCTGGTTGTTCGTCGTCTACGCTAGCGAATAAGAGCCAGGGGGTCTTGCTGAATTGCGCTAGGCTGAATGGGCCGTTTTGTACGAAAAGGTTACATTTAGCTTGCGTGTAGAGGGCAGAGCGGGTGTGGAGATCTTTGCTAGCCGCGGGGCAGATCTCGAATCCTGGGAAGCCCTCACTGGCTTTCGCGGTATCACGAATGATGATTACATCCTCGCCTCGTGAGCATAGCCACATCGCGAGCTTACGCCACTCCTCAATGTTACTGTTACGATGTGTGCTGTACTCAGTCTCGCGTAGGGTTATTGTAACTGGCTTTCGTCCTTGAAGTGCTTTGCGTGTAGCCTCCATCGCTGGCTCGGGTACAGTTATAGTAGGAACTTCCTCACCGTCATTGAACCCTGCCGCAACATCGCGTAAGCCAGCGAATCCCCTTTCCCTTGCCCTTTCACCAATATAACCCTCTGTCGCTCCGAATAAGGGC